ATTCGCCTGGCGATGAGGCGACGAAGGTCGCGCTTCTCAAGTCGGTGGACGGGATCAAGGACGAGAAGCTGCGCAAGAGCGCGCTCGATTCTCTCCATGCGACCGATGCCGGCTTCAAGAAGAACATGGAGACGATCGGCGTGATGGGAGGGGGTAACTCCAACCCTGGTGCTGCCGGCGCTGAGGAAAAGCTCAACATTCTTGCGAAGGCCCACCTCGAGAAGAGTGCTGACCCGAAGAAGACCTTCGCGAAGTCGTACAACGCGGTTCTCTCGACGGAGGAGGGCAGGGCTCTCTATCGCGAGGTCAGCGCCGCGATCCCGAACGCCACTCCTGGCGTCTAACCCTTCTTCCCCACATACAATAAATACTGGAGTCTTGAGACATGTCTTACGTTGAACGTGCTTATCCTGAGTCGGGGAAGTCGGCGGCGGCGATTGATCCATACCTCTTCCTTGTCTACGACTCGAGCGGTAATCTGGCCGTCAATACGACTGCGCAGGGCTCGATCGTAGGTGTTTCGGCAGAAGGTGTTGATGCGGCGAACCGCGCTATCCCCTTCTGGCCTTTGGGCGGTGGCGGCAAGGTCAAGGTCAAGTGCGCTGCGAGCGTTACGGCTGGAGGCAAGGTTGCCTCTGACGCGAACGGCAAGGCGATTGCCTGGGTCGATGCCGTTGGAAACAACGCTGTTGGTATTTTCGTGACGGATGGCGCGAATAACGACATCGTGACGATTGAACTCTTCGCCGCTGACGTTGGCGGTGGCTCGTAACTGGACCACGGGTCCATAACTAGAATACATAGGAGATAAAGAATGCCCGGTCCAGTTCAGCCCTCACGCGCTGACGTCCATGTGAATCGGCCGCTCAATAATATGAGTTTGGCCATGATTCAGGATGCTGGCGCCTTCATTGCGGATGGTATGTTCCCTACGATCCCTGTAACCAAGCAGAGTGATCGCTACTTCACTTATGAGCGCGGCGAGTTCAATCGCGACGAGATGCGTCTGCGTGCTCCTTCGACGGAGTCCGCGGGTGGCAGCTACACGATCGATTCCACGCCGAACTACTTCTGTGACACGTATGCGTTTCACCGCGACATCGACGAGCAGATCCGCGCGAACGCGGACGATCCGCTCGATCCTGACCGTGAAGCGACCCTCTACATTACGATGAAGGGTCTTTTGAAGCGAGAGGTCCTCTTCGCCTCGAAGTACTTCACGACCGGCAAGTGGACGACCGACATTACTGGCGTTGACTCGGCCCCTGGGTCGAACCAGGTCCTCCGCTGGAATGTCGCGAACTCCAACCCGATCCAGGATATTCGCACGGGCAAGCGCGTGGTCCTAGAGAGCACGAACAAGCTCCCAAATAAGCTTGCTCTGCAGCGTTACGTGTTCGATGCCCTCATGGACCATCCTGACATCATTGGCCGAATTGACCATGGCCAGACGGGTGGCCCAGCGATTGCGAACCGCCGCATTCTGGCAGACCTCTTCGAGCTTGAAGAGGTCCTCGTTATGGATGCGATTCAGAACACGGCGAAGGAAGGGCAGACTGCAGCACATTCCTTCATCGGCGGTAAGGGTGCCCTTCTTGCCTACGTCGCGCCTGCGCCGGGCATCATGACGGCGTCGGCTGGCTACACCTTCGCGTGGACGGGCCTGATGGGCTCGAACGCGTTTGGTGGTCGTATCCTGAAGTTCCCGATGGTCCATCTGCGGTCTGACCGCGTTGAGATGGACATGAGCTTCGACCAGAAGCTCGTGGCTGCTGACCTCGGTTACTTCTTCTCCTCGATTGTGGCGTAATCCTCATACTGGGGCCATGGAGAGCGGGGCATAGAATATCAGCGCCCCGCTCTCCATGGGTCTTAGTAGAGAGAAGGACTCATGGCTCGCCGACAGAATCAGAATGACTCGGCAGTGTTGCTTGACCCGCAGCCTTTCGTCCGCCGTCGGCGACACTGGAAGGAGAAGTGGGACGCAACTGTGGACTTCGTCTACAGCCGCGACACTAATGTTGACGGTGAGACCGTCCAAGCTGGGACGGTCGTTGATAAGACCAAGTTCCGCGAGCCGACTCTTCGGCGAATGTGGTTCAATTCGCTGATTCAGAGGCAGGATCCAGTTGGCTAGTGTCGAAAGACCGCCGATCAGCGTGCTGATCAACACGGTCACCGATCTAGCAGAACAGATCATTAAGAAGATTACCCTTGACACGAGAGCGAACCTCGTCGCCCAGCCGCAGGAAGGTGGCACCCCGGTTGACACTGGGCACGCTCGGGCGAACTGGGTTGCGTCTATTGGAGCTCCAGTAGAGGAAGAGCAGGGAACAAGGCCTGAGAGGCTCTTAGGGAAATTAAGCCATCCAGTTTCAACGGAAGCTGCAGAACGTGGAATCGCCGAGGTAGCAACTCAATACAAGCTAGAGAAGGGTAGGGTCTTCATCTCGAATAACGTGCCTTACATCCTAGCTCTTAACGAAGGACATTCGCAGCAAGCTCCTGCTGGATTCGTACAGCTAGCAATCGCTAAGGCAATCGAAAAGGATCTAGCGAAGGAATACGAATTAACGCAGGAGCTTCTGAAGGGTGGCAATGGTTCTCGAGGAGGCGGTTGAAAGGATCTATCAGAAGTTCGCTTCTGAATGGGGCAAGACCTGCCCAGTCGCCTATGAGAACAAAGCTTTTACGGTGCCTAAGGAAGATAAACCCTGGTGCCGTATTACTGTAAGGGTCTTCACTTCAGAGCAACATAACCTAGGAGGCGAGGGAAACACAGATTACCGTAGAGTTGGAAGCATCTTCGTCCAAATCTATACGGCAATGAATGAAGGAACTCGACTGAGCTCTCAGCTGGCTAAGAAGGTCCAAGACATCTTCGAAGGAAAGGCGATCGCGACCGGACTTCAGTGCTGGAATTCGACGCCCCGATCGACTGGGCCAACTGAGAAATGGGTGCAGACGAGCGTAGAGACTGAGTTCGAATACCTGGAGACTAAGTAATGGCCCGTGTTCTTACTAACAAGAGTGCGCTCGCCTTCTCGCCTGAGTCTTCCCCTGGCGTTCTTCCTGGGTCGCCTCAATGGTTCCGGCTTCAGCCGAATACCATTAAGACCTTCGGCGCGGTAATTAAGAGCGTTACGCGCGAACCGATCGACATTACTCGGCAGAGCCAGCCAGGAACGATCGTTGATCTTGATAGCTCGGTCGAGTTCGAGCACGATCTTACGACTGATTCGATTACGAAGCTGATGGAAGGCTTCGTTGGCGCTGAAGCTGTAAACCTCAATCTCTACTTCCTGGCTCGTCCTGCTGTTGCCTCTGGCGCGACTTACACGATTCCAGGCGCGACCACGAGCCAGGCCGGCAAGCTCCAGTACGGGGCCACTGGGCCGAAGACATTGCTCTTCGCAGCTGGCTATGCGAACGCAACGAATAATGGCTTGAAGGTCCTCGCTGCGGACACGGGAACTTCGGGAACGGCTCTTGCGGTCTCAGGAATTCTCGTTGACGAGACTCCTCCCACCAACGCATACATCGCTCTCGCGGGCATCCGCGCGAACACAGCCGACCTTCAGATTGTCGTCTCCGCTGGGGTCGCAACGATCACGTCTGGCCATGGTGGTGGAACGGCGATTGACTTCACGACTATCGGCATTACTGCTGGGCAATTCATCTATGCCAAGTTCCCGCTGGGCGAAGGCTATTTGCGCGTTACCTCAATCGTGGCAGGAACGATCACCGGCGATAAGCTGTCTGCGGCTCTTATTACTGATACCGCAGCTGGTGTGACAGTTGATCTGTATTATGGTCGTTTTATCCGTAATGTGGATGTTGATCAGAATGCGGATGATAAGCGGTATGTTGAGAGGACTTACACATTTGAGCTCTTCCTGCCTGATGCTTATGGCGTTGGAACTCATGGATATCAGTATTCTCCTGGTAATTATTTCAACAGTCTGTCGTTCAACGTTCCGCTGACGTCTAAGGCGGTTCTTGACTGTAGCTTCATCGGAATTGACACGGAGAACCCGACTTCGACTAGGAAGACGAACGCTGCAACACCAACGATGCCAATTGGTAGGACGGCGTTCAATACCTCCACGAACATCGTGAATCTTCGTACGACTGGCCTTGCAGCCTCGGACACCTACTTCAAGTCGCTATCCCTTAAGATTAACAATAATGCTTCACCCGAGAAGGTCCTTGGTCGACTCGGTGCTGCTGTCATCGACATGGGACGGTTCAAGGTAGAGATTCAGTCGAATGTAATCTTCGCTGGACCTGACATTATTACGAACATCCGCAATAACGTCACCTGCACCATGGACTTCCTCCTCAGGAATGAGAACGGTGCAATCGCAGTTGATATTCCTTCTCTTAAGTTCTCTGGTGGCGGCAGGACGTATCCCCAGGACAAGTCTGTTCTGATGGACATCACTGCTAATGCGCATCAGGACGATAGTCTTGGGACGTCTATCGGCATCAGCCTATTCCAGTATCTGCCGTAATCCGGAGAAACTAAGCCATGGTCGAGAAGATTCGCACTTCTATTATGATCCCAAACTACATTGAGGGCGATGCCGCTGCTCTCAAGGGTGACCTGCTAACGCCAGGCACTGGTGTTGCGATCGGTGAACGCTTCGGCGCGGTTATTCGGCGAACGCGTCTCGTTCTAACGAGCTTCCTCGTCAACGACGTGTCAACGAGCGACTTCGGCGGCACCTCGCTGCTCACTTTCGCTAACACGAACCTTTTGATCCTCGGTGCTTACCTGTCGTGTGCCGTTACGATCGCGGGCATGACGACTCAGGCCTGTACCTCGTTGATCGCTGCGATCGGTACGGTGACGACTGCCTCGACGACCTTCGCGAACGCTGGTGAGAAGAACATCATCGCTTCGATGACTGGCGTCGGTGCTGGCGCGACCGGCACTATTGGCGGCGCTCTTGGCTCGAACGTCACGATTGCGGCTGGTGCGTCAAACCAACTGTTCCTGAACATCGCCCAACCTGTGACGTCCGGTAC